CGAAGAGACAGACTGCCAGTGTGCCTGAAGGTGCTGTGCGCACTACACCGAAGGAGGTACAGGAGCAGAAGCCTCAAGAGCAGGTCGCAACTGCCGAAACCAACCCCACGGAAGACAAGACCGAATCCAAAACCACTGCTCGTATGAGTTGGGAAGAGATTATGGCCGACCCTGAGTACAACAAGCAGATGCAGGCTGTTGTGCAGTCTCGTGTAAAAGAGGAGGGTAGCGCCAAAGAATCCCTGTCCAAACTGGCACCGGCTTTGGAACTGCTGAAACGCAAGTACGGACTTGATCCCCAAAATCCCGACTACGATGCACTTGCAAAGGCCATCAATGACGATGATGCCTACTACGAGGAAAAGGCCCTGGAAATGGGTGTTTCCGTAGAGGCTGCGAAGCGCATCGATCAGGAAGAACGGGACAAGGCAAGAAAGAAGCAGGAAGAAGAGCAGAACATCGAGGAAATGCGTATTCGTAATCACCTTATTAGCCTTGAGCAGCAAGGTGAAGAACTGAAGAAGGTATTTCCCGACTTCGATCTCAGAACTGAACTGAAGAACCCGTATTTTGCGAGAATGACCGCTCCCGGCACAGGTGTGATGAGCGTGGAAGATGCCTACTACGCAGTACATCGTAAAGAGATCGATGCGAAAAGGTCGCAGGTGATAGCGCAACAGACGAGGCAGAAGATCTCCAACTCGATTCAGGCTGGTTCTCGCAGACCTGACGAGAACGGTACATCTGGTCAATCTCCTTCCGTGACTACATTCGACTACTCAAAGGCAAGCAAGGCACAGAGAGATGCCTTCAAGGCAAACATCTATGCCGCAGCCGCCCGTGGGGAGAAAGTGTATCCCGGACAAAACTAAGGCTTACATTTCTCCTCATCCAACATTTACGGAAAAGGAGAAAACAACAATGAAGAAACTTATCGAAATCATCACTGTATTCACCCTGCAGATGTTTGCTGATGCCGGCTCCGTAGTGAACACCACTACCGGCACCGCAAACGCATACGAAGGCACAACCACAAAATCCGAAGCGATGTCTTCCACCCTGAAGACTTTCTACGACACCGAGCTTCTGGAAAATGCTCGTGTTGAACTGTTCTATGCCCAGTTCGCACAGAAGCAGCCCCTGCCTAAGGGCCGTGGTAAGACTGTGGAATGGCGCAAGTGGAACACCTTCGCAAAGGCTGACAAGCTGAAAGAAGGTGTGATCCCCGATGGCCAGACCTTCGGCCAGAGCTCCATCACTGATACCATCGAGCAGTACGGCACCTATGCCACTGTTTCCGATCAGCTGGATCTCCACGCATATGACCCCGTTATTCTCGGTGCTACCGAGGAAATGGGTGCTTCTATGGCTGAGACTCAGGAAACCCTGATCCGCAACGCACTGCTGACCGGTACCAATGTGATGTACTGCGACAACATCAAGTTGGCTGACGGCTCCATTGTCAGCACCCCCACCGCTCCCGGTGAGATGGCTGCCGCAGATGGCGTTATGTCCCTCATGACCCCCAAGATGGTCAACAAGGTTGTGACCTACTTCAAGAAGAACCGGGTTCCTCGCATCAACGGCAAGTACTATGCCGTCATCCATCCCTCTGTCGCAGAAGACCTGCGCAACAGCGATGCCTGGATCGAGGTTCACAAGTATGCCGCTACCGGTGAGATCTTCAATGGCGAAATCGGTGAACTGCACGGCATGCGGTTTATCGAGAACCCCTTCGCCCCCGTTCTGGATGGCGAATATGCCAACAAGGCTGGTACCAAGACCTATGCTACCTACTGCTTCGGCAAGGATGCCTTTGGCATCATCAATCCCGAAGGCGGTGCTGCTCGTATGATCGTGAAGGGCGCTGACGAAGTCGGTGGTCCCCTGGAGCAGTTCAGCACTGTGGGCTACAAGCTGGAGACCAATGGTGCCAAGATGCTGTACACCGAGCGTATGGTTCGCCTGATGAGTTGCAGCTCTTACAGCGCAACTGATGACGCTACCGACAACGATTACGGTGAATAAACCACTGTGGGGGCAAGGCGCAAGCCCTGCCCCCTAATTTACTTTAGGAGGAAATAAAATGGAAAAGAACGAAAGCAAGGTGGAAACACCCAAGGGAAAGGCTTCTGCGCCTGCCAAGAAGGATGACAGAGTAGAACTGTTTATCCCCAGAGTTTCCGGCAACACAGACCCCAACCTCATCATCGTCCTGAACGGCAAGAACTATGTTCTTCCCAAGGGTCGCAAGAGTCTCGTACCCAAGGCTGTGGCCGATGAATATGAGAGATCCAAGAGAGCGCAGTACAAGGTTGACAATGCCATCTTCGATATGGTCGAGCAGGCCAAGCAGCAGGCAGAGAAAGCCGGTATTAAGTAATGAAAGCAAAAGGGAGGCTTCTCAACCTGAAGCCTCCCTTTTTCCAAAAGGAGTGAATTCAATGACAATTGCTGAAGCAATCTCCAAAGTCGATGCTTTGAAGCCCAACACCTACTCCCCAGAGGATAAGATTGACTGGCTTTCCACATTGGATGCCAGAGTCAAGACCAAGATCATCGATGCACATCAGTGCAATGAGCCTGTGTTCTTCTACGGATACGATAGCGAGAGCGACAAGGAGATGGAACTGCTCGTTCCTGCTCCTTACGATGAGATCTATCTGCGGTGGTTGGAAGCACAGATCGACTACTACAACAGCGATGATGACCGCTACAACAACGCAATCATACTGTTCAACAATGCGTATGAGGACTTCAAGAAGTACTACACACGCACCCATATGCCCATCAGTACAGGCAAGCGATTCTTATTCTAAGAGGGGGTAGAAGTATGGAATATCCCATTCTAAGTGTGAAGCAGAAATCCAGACAGATGTCTGAGGCATTTCTTGGCTACAACCACAATCTGCGTATCGGTGACAATGAGTTCTACGATATGAAGAATATGACCTCAGACTACTACCCCGTTCTTGCTCCCCGGAAGAAGAGAGGCGTCTATAAGACCGATGTCAATGCGACAGGCCTTATTGCCAAGGATAAACTGTGCTATGTAGATGGCACCGAGTTCGTTATTGGGGAAAACAGAATTGAGATGGGACTTTCCGGTAGCCCTAAGAGCCTCATTTCTATGGGTGCGTATGTGATCATTATGCCGGATCGGAAGTACATCAACACAGCCAAGGAAGAAGATCGTGGCGATATCGATGCCACCTACACCACAGAGGGCGAAGTAACATTCACATTGTGTACCCTTAATGGCGATGCCTATGCCGATGCTACACCGAGTGATGTTGCTCCAAAGGAAGACCTCACAGACGGCCAGTTGTGGCTGGACACCTCTTCCAAGCCGCATACACTCAAGAAGTATTCCGCAGCCAATGCTATGTGGGTCAGTATCGCCACTACCTATGTAAAGATCAAGGCTGACGGCATCGGAAAAGGGTTTAAGCAGTACGATGGTGTGACAATATCCGGCATCGAAACGGATAAAGTCAGCCACCTGAACGGCTCACATGCTCTTTGGGGATGTACCGATGATGAGTTGATCGTTATCGGCATTCTGGATGAGGAAACGGTGGTAGACAAGCCTATTACCATATCCAGAAAAATGCCAGATTTGGACTTTATCGTGGAATCGAACAACCGCCTATGGGGTTGCAGATACGGCACGAACGAGAGAGGAGAAGTAGTGAACGAAATCTATGCCAGTAAATTGGGCGATTTCAAGAACTGGAACTGCTTTATGAACCTTTCCACGGACAGTTACAGAGTCTCCTGCGGCACAGATGGTCCTTTTACCGGAGCGATTACGCACCTTGGTTTCCCCCTTTTCTTCAAAGAGAACTGTGTCCACAAGGTGTATGGCGATTATCCTGCGAATTTCCGCCTGCAGAACACTGCCTGCCGGGGTGTGCAGAAGGGAAGCCACAAGAGTCTGGCCATCGTTAACGAGACTCTTTTCTACAAGAGCCGAAACGCAGTATGTGCCTATGACGGATCTCTGCCGGTGGAGATGTCCTCTGCGCTTGGTGAGATACTCTACACTGATGCTATCGCCTGCGCCCACGGCAACAAGTACTACATCAGTATGCGGTTTGCCGATGGATATGCTCTGTTCGTATACGACACGGCAAAGGGTATGTGGCATAAAGAAGACGATATACAGGTGACTGACATCTGTTCTTATATGAGCGAAATCTATGCAATCGATCCTGTGGAAAACTGCATTGTAACCTTGCTCGGTTCTGGTGCTGAAGGCGAGGATAGTGTTTCTTGGATGGTAGAGACTGGTTTGGTCGGTATGGCTATGCCGGATATGAAATATATCTCTAAGTTGCTGATCCGTATGTCCCTTGAGCATGGCTCCCGTGTGGATGTCCGTATCCAGTACGACTCTATCGGTGAGTGGGAGCAGGTGTGCAATATGGAGGTTACGAGCCTGCGCAGCTTCTATGTCCCGGTAAGACCGAGACGATGCGACCATTTCCGTATCCGCATCGAGGGCAACGGAGCCGGCAGGATCTACTCTATCACCAAGACCATCGAGCAAGGAAGTGATGTATCGTGAGCGAGAACATCCGATATCCAAACATAACGGGGTCTTCCGAAAAGGAACAACTATCGCAGATAAAAAGTTACCTATACCAACTCGTAGAGCATCTGAACTACCTTTTGCCAACAATTGGAACTGGGGATGGTGAGCAGACACAGCAGTCTGCCACACCCAGTACCGTTGAGGTTCAGGGTAGCAATGTTTCCTACTACGATCTTCGCTCCCTGGTCATCCGTGATCTGGAACAACTCCAGCAGGCTGTAGAGCGAGGCGACTTTGATGGCGAGGACGGCTACACACCCGTCAAGGGCAAGGACTACTTCACGGAGAATGAAGTGGCATCTGTAGCAAAACAAGCCGCAAACAAGATCTCTTTTATCCTGGATGAAGAAACAGGATATCTTTACTATGAAGTGGAGGAATAATAATGGCAATCAAACTCAAAGAACCCTTGGATGTTGAGGTCAAACAGCCTGCTTCCCAAGCACAGCAGACAGTGGATCAGACGCCTGCGCAGGAAGCGCCCACAGTAAGCGCAAGCAAGAGTTCTAACACAGCCGGGACGAGAACGGCAACAACTTCCAGTCCGGCAACGACTTCGGCTAAAAACAGTACCGGCTTCGTAAGCAGTCCAGCTTTGGAGCAGGCTTATGCTCTGCTTCAACAGCAGCAGGCAAACAAGCCCGGGAACTATACCCCCATTTGGCAGGACGAGGCTGATGCTTACCTGAGCCAGTATGAGAACAGAGGCCCCTTCGCCTATGATGTCACCAAGGATGCTTTGTACAACCAGTACAAGGATATCTATGTGAATCAAGGTCAGTTGGCATCTATGGATGTTATGGGGCAGGCGGCCGCAATGACCGGTGGCTATGGCAATTCCTATGTGCAGTCTGTAGGTCAGCAGGCATACAACCAGTACCTGAGCCAGTTGAATGCCGTTGTGCCGGAACTTCACCAGATGGCACACGACAGATATACACAGGATGGCCAGCAATT